AGCTTCAGGCGACTGCTTGCTTCCTTTTCTCATTTCTGTTACCCTCCACATTGTTATTGTAAAGGGTAACAGAAAGAAAATCAAGCATTTCCAAACTCACTGCCCGTAGAGTCCTTTCTCGATTGCAATTCCGTTCAAAAAGGCGTTCATGCGCGTCTGAACCCAAATTAGGTTTAGCTCGGCCACCATGTAAAAGACCAGTCCGGAAGCCTGACCACCCGACTGCCCGATAAGCCCAAACAGTGTTTGGCCGCCCACGTCGTAGAAGTCGATGGACTTGGTTTCTACCATGGAGGCGTTCTTGAGCGCAAGAAAGTCGATGTAGCCGGGTACTGCGCGCTCGTTGATGAGCCAGCGGCGGCCGGCAATCGTCGAACTCGCTTCCCGCTTGAGCATATCCTCGGACTCGGAGCCCTTCATCTCGGCCATGTTGATGTGCTGGACGAGAAGCGCGTTTTGCTCCCAGGCATTCTGCTCGTTGACGGTCGCATGTGCCACAAGCTCGTCCGCGTCCGCCTTTTTCTTGCCCATGGCGAGTTGGATCTGCGAATGGACCGCGCGGACGATCTGCGGGGTCAGGGCACCGTTGACGGGGATGTTCTGGGCAATGTACTTGCCATTCCACGCCGAACGCTGCACGGTCAGCCAGTTGCCGGTATTCGTGGCCACCTGGTAGTAGCGCAGACCATTCAAGCCGGTGTTGGCCTGGCCGGATGCGCCATTGACCATGAGCTTCATGCCTACGGTGATCGTGCCGTTCGGAACCGGATTCAGCAGCCAGATGACGTTCGATGAAATGTCGGAATCCTGCACCGTGACGGTGGTCACGAATGCTCCGCCGACTGCGGTCCATACGTCAATGTCTTCGTCGTCGAGGAACAGGTTGGCAGAGTTGACACTGATGCCGGTGATGTTGCCGCCTGAGGTTTGAAGGCTGACAACGGTGTCGATGGTGTTCGACGCGTCACCCTGGATCATGGTCTCGAGGAAGTCCGCGAACCGCTCCGGCGCAAGTGTGCGCGTCAGGGTCGCAAAGTTCTCGATTGCCTTTTCGTCGGAATCGGTCGCATACTCCGCCTGCTTGGTGTAGCTGAAGGCGTGAATATAGCAGACCGGTGTAATCTGGCCGGGAACCTGAGTCGGCCCGGAGCCAACTCCCATGTCGGACCCGTTCATGTTTCCAACGCGGGGCTTGCCGCCAAGAGACGGCATGGTGGGTACGCGCGACGGTCGATCAGATACCGCGCGAATCTTGGACTTTTGAACTTCTTTCAGGAGAACCGACTGCGAGAGAACGTAATTCTCAAGTTCGGGCCTGACGTACTCTTGCTCGGATGCAAGAGCCTGTGCCGCATCTGCGATAGCCATAACAATCCTCTCTCGTGTGAGATTTGATCGCTATAGCGTGCTCATAGTCCCCCAAGGGGTAACCCGCCGAGCCGGTGCGGAACCGTTTCGCATCTGCGAAGCTCGAAAGAGGCTGTCTTGACCGGGTGCCACCCGTAATTTTTCTTCCGAGCCTTTACTTGGTTGACAGCATATCACAGCCTGTCAATTACTTGCCCTGCTTCCACTTCACCGGGGCTGTGCGCCCGACCACAAACGCCTCATTCCGCGCCAGCATCTCGTTCGACGTGCGCCGGAAGTCCACCTTCAGGCCAAGCCGCGTCGGAGACTGCGCGATGTACTCAAACTTGCTGTTACTCTGCTGCTGGACGGCCTGCGTGCCCGGTTTGGCGGCTTGCTGAGTCCCCGGCTTACCCTTCGCTCCGGTTGCCGTCTTGCGCTTCGCCAGAACGTCATCCACGGCCCTCTTGACAGCTCCTGGAATGATCTTCTTGTGCTGTGATTCGACCGTCATCGCGTAAGCTGTCTTGTTTTTCGCCTTCAGGAAGCCCTTGACCTTCTTCTGGTAGTTGAGATCGGTCGCAACCCGCGCATTGACCTCCTGCTTGACTGCATTGCGGATGGAGTTGATTTCCGGCTGCGTGAACTTCGTCTTGGGAGCGACTTTCTGCACTTCCGCGACCGTAAACGCCTCCGACCGCGGCTTGATCTCCCCCAGCCACTCATTGTGGAGGATATTCATCTCGCGGGTTTCGAGATCGTTTCCGCCCTGAGCCTGATGTTGCTGTGCGACCGTTTTCGTCTCGATGGGCTTCTTGGCAGTCGTGTTGATCTGCTCGACGACGCCCTTGATCGTCTTGAACGCCTCAATAACCGTCTTCAGTCCGGGATCGTCGGAATCGGGCGGGAGGACGCGCTCCAAAAGCGCCAACTGTAAGGGGATTTGCGCTTCTGTGAGATACCCAGATACCGATTTGCAGATGTAGGAGGAGAAGCCCTCCGGATTGACCTCCGCAAAGCGGTCCATCGCCTCGGGAACAATCTTTTGGAAGCTGGCCGGGTTGGCCTCGATCATCTGGTTGACGACTTTGGGGTCTGCGGCCTGGAATGCCTTGTCGAAGTCGCGCCAGAAGCCGCGCTCGGCAATCGTGTTCGAGATGACCTCTTCAATCGGCGCGGAACCTGGAACATACTCGGGATCGTCGGGATTGTCGTCAAGCTGGGCGATAAGCTGAAGCCGCTCCTGAGCCTTCGCAATCCCGTCCGGCATTCGCCGGTTGGCGTCCTCCATGAAATGCAGCGCCTGCTTGACCTGGCGGTGCAGGTCCGGAGAATCCTTCAGGCGCTCCTTGATCTGCTTCCACGTCGATGCGGCAGAGGTTGGAGAGGTTTCCGTTGTCTGCGTTCCGCCTTCAGTGCCTTCCGTCTCGGCCTGAGTGCCTTCCGTCTCAAGTTCCGCGCCTTCAGCTTCGAGTTCCGCGCCTTCGATCACTTCAAGTTCATCTGCCATGTGTTTCGCCTCCTAAACTGTCGCCGTTCCTTTTGTACCCGGCGCCGCCGCGTTCTTCTGCACCGCGCCCTGCGCTTCCGGGGCCGCTTCCTTGATGCCCGCCTGCGCATTCATTTGCGCCTTGTCCGATGGGCTCTCATCCTTGAAGTTTATGCTCTCGCTCGGTGGTTTCAACTGCTGTTGCGCCTGAGCCTGCGCCATGGCCTGCTGAGCTAAGAACTGATCGTGAACCGCCTTGTGCAGCCGCACGTTCTGAATCCCCAGCTTAGCTTGTTCGAGCGCCTGCGCTGGGTCCACGCCCTCGTCCGGCTGGGCCACATTCGACCGCAGCCAGCAATCCTCGCTGGAGAGGTATTCCTGGCACTTGGCAGACTCCCACTTGTGGTAATCGTCCGCTTCAGGCATCAGCGATGGTTGCGGCTGCGGAGGAGCGAACGGCGGGGCAGGAAAGCCCTGCTGCTCTGCCTGAATAGTCTGCTGAGCGTGCTGCATCGAATACTCGGCAATCTGCTCTGGAGTCGGGATGATGGGCGGCTCCTGAAGCAGAATCTCCAGTTCCCTGGACTGCTTTTTAAACGCAATCGCGGGAATGAACACGAGGTCTTGGTTGCCGTTGAGTTCAATGAACTCCTCCCAGTTGTCGGGGGATTCAAACAGCGTCTGGCCCACCGGACTAGCCGCCGCCATCTTCACCAGATCGGCAAGATTCGCGCGTTTCGCCGCCGTGGTCTCCGGGAAGCTCGAATCGCTCACATGCGCATGGAACTTCCCTTTCTTCAGCCGTTCCATCTTGACGGTGATCTTCTGGCCATCCTTGCCGACAACCGCAATCTCTGTGCCGTGATCCGGATTCTTCGACGCCAGCCGCGCGGCCTTCTCTGCGATGCCTGAGAACATGATCTGCATGGACGCCCACGACGGCCCCAGCATTCCCATTGCCTGTGAGCGGTCCATTGCCTGCTGTGAGGCCGTGGTCTCCTTGTTGCTCGTTCCCTGAAGCGCCGGGAGGGCCCCAGTGATGTCCTGTGACACTGGACCGCGCAATTCCTCGATTGCCTGGTCGAATCCTTCTGGTGGCGCTGCGGGGTCTTCGCGGTGGATGACCGACTTTGCAATCTCCTGATCTGGCGGGCCTTCTTTCAGCAGCACATAATCGTTTGGCCGGCTGCGCTGATTCGAGATAGCCGCATAGTCCTCGTCGTTGCCTCGGAAGTAGGTGACGCTCCAGCCGGTCTCGTAGTTCTCGCGCTTGGCGTTCATGTAGTCGTTGTAAGCATCCTGAATCACCTTCATCGGCTCCATGAGAGCGCCGCCGGTCAATCCGTCGCGCTCCATCGGAAAAGCTACATCAATTGCATCGTCGGGGCACTCGTTCCAGCTTTCCGAATATGTCTTGCCAATCCACTTGACGTGGCATCCATCGGGAAATAGTTGCAGAAATTTGTCGCGATAGGTGAACGTCTTCCCATCCTCGCGCACGTCGTTTTCGTCTGCCCCTGGATATGCCGGGTCGAAGAGCTTGTCCTCGAAAACCTCCGGACGCAGAAACCCGTTCAGCTCGGTCGTGAGGTAGTTCAGAGCTAGTCCAGTGAGGAAGAATCCTTTCTTGGCCTGCTTGACGCCGATACGCGCAAATCGGTTCCAGTCCGACTCTCCGATGGACGCCTCGCCCGCCGTCACCTTGGAGCGAATCCACTCATTCTGCGCTTTGAGGGTCAGCACGTTCTTGTCGTCAAAGAGGAAGCAATAAGGCGAATCCTCCCATGACTTGCAGACTATTGGCAACTTTGATTCCATCGTGCCATAAATTTCCGCAGTCTCCATCGAGCGCGCTTCACCATCGTCATTTGCGCCGAATCGCGCCTTGGATTTCAGCGTCTTTGTCCACGAAACTACCCGGCCAGACATGCCCATCATGTACGAGATGCGCTTCTGGATGCGCTTGACCTGGCCACCCTTTTCCGCCTGGTCGAACATCTCCCAGAACCCTTCAGCGGTCTCAGCAGCCTCTATGGATTCGGATTCCTGCGGATGGTCCGGTGCGAACCCAACTCCCGGCGGATTCTGCGTAAGAACCGCATCCAGAGACCGCCAGCGTGCGCGGAAGATGTTATAGGCACCCATGAACATCGGGCACTGTACATTCTGACCGTTACCGATATCGACGTAGCCACCCGCCGTGCCAACCTGATAGACCCCCGTTGCCCAATTGGGATAGACGTGCTGAACGCCGTCGTAGTAAAAGCGCATGATGCGGTCGAGAAGCACCTCGATGCGCCGGTCGTACATTTCCTGATCCTGGAGCTTCCTGACGACGGCTTCGAGCTTGTTGGTCAAGTCCTCGGGCAGGTCTCGATTATTCTCGCCGTAAGTAGGCGGATCATCCTGCTGCGGGACAGCATCAAGGCTGTCGTCGTCGGCATTGGTCGGAAGTGTGGCGCTAGTTGCGATTGGCGGCCTCCATCAGAATGTCCACAACGTCTTCCCGCTCCAGAACCGCCGCGATAGCCCGTCCCATCGTTGGGCAGCACGGCTTGCCATCCTTGCCTACCCTGCTCAGGCAGTACGGGCATTGAATCATGCACTCGCCCGATGCCATCTTCGCCATGCGCACCTGACGCTGCACGTACTCCAGCTTCTGCTGGCCAGTCATGCACTGGCAGCACGGCCCTTGAGTGAGCGTGTTCCATGCGTGACGAACACAGTATGCTCCGTGGTGGTTCATGCAACCTCTTGGAATGCCTTCTTGAACGATTCCTCGCCGCGAAACTCCTTGATGAGATATTCGTCTGTTGGCTGAACCAGACGGCATTGATTCGCGTAGAGATTTCGATACTGGCCGTCTGCAAAGACGACTATTGCACATGGGCCGCCGATGGATTGATAAGTGCGCACCACGCGCCCATTGGTGCCCATGACCATGTGATCGGCAGCATAGTAGCCAGACACGAATTCCACAACCTGCCCCGTCAGAAGCCTCTCCATGAATGGTGCTTTCTCCCGCTCAGGGGCCAGATATGGGCACCTATCGTAATTGCCCGCACACTCGCAGTTTTTATCGAACTGGCACTCACCTGCCATACAGTTTCCCCTTCCGCTCGGGCTTGCCCTTTTCGGAGCCGGACGCAAAATCGCTCAACTGCTGCTTGGAGAGTTTGAGCAGCCCCCGGTTCCTCGAATAGAGTTTTCCGGGGGCATGCTCGGCGACTTGAAATAGCCGCTGCTGCGACTTGGAGACGCTTGGCATTCCACGCTCCTTAGTGGATCGGAAGAATGCTCAGCGAGTCCAACTGGAACCCGCCCGTGCCGAATGCGGCGGCATTGATGACTTCCAGATCCAGCCACTGCGTTGCCGTGTTGGGTAGGGCAGTGATCGCCGCAACATTGGAGTCGGTGAACGTCGTTGCGCCTGCGCTCAGT